GTACATGGTATTAAGAGAAGAAGTTCTTCATTTAATACAGACCGAATTAATAATATTTACGAGAGTAGTCCGAATTTTCATTTGCATTATGGAGATTTAACTGATTCTACTAACTTAATAAGAATAATTCAAGAAGTTCAGCCAGATGAAATTTATAATTTGGCTGCTCAGTCACATGTAAAAGTTTCTTTTGAGACTCCTGAATATACAGCCAATGCTGATTCGTTGGGAACTCTAAGAATTTTAGAGGCAATTAGGATTTTAAAACTTGAGAATAAAACTAAATTTTATCAAGCTTCTACTTCGGAAATGTTTGGATTGGTTCAAGAAGTTCCGCAAAAAGAAACTACACCATTTTATCCAAGAAGTCCTTACGGTGTTGCTAAGTTGTACTCACATTGGATAACAGTTAATTATCGTGAGGCTTATAATATATTTGCTTGTAGTGGTATTTTATTTAATCATGAATCTCCGGTTCGTGGTGAGACTTTTGTTACTCGTAAAATTACACAGGCAGTTTCTAAAATTAAATTGGGTCTTCAAGACAATTTGAAACTTGGTAATTTATCAGCTTTGAGAGATTGGGGTCATGCAAAGGATTATGTTCGTGGTATGTGGATGATGTTGCAACATGATACTCCAGATGATTATGTTTTAGCAACTGGTCGTCAAATTTCGGTCCGAGATTTTGTTAAAATGTCTTTTAATAATCTTGATATTGATATCAGATTTGAAGGTGATGGTTTAAATGAGGTTGGATTTGATCCATCAGGTAAAATTCTAGTTGAAGTTGATTCAAAATATTTTAGACCAACAGAGGTTGATACTTTGTTGGGTGATTATTCAAAGGCTAAGTCTGTTTTAGGATGGGAACCAGAATACTCAGTAGAGATGTTATGTAAAGAGATGGTTTTACATGATTATGGTCACTTCAAAAAAAATATACACGAAGACTCAATTCTCAGGAAAGTATTTGGTTGATTATATTTGTAGTTGGATCAATCCAATTTACCTTTTTAGTTGCTTTTGTTGAAAGTATAAATTCTGATATATCTTGAACATCTCCAACAGAGGCTCCGAAGTTTTTTAATAGATTGGAATTTAATTCCTGTTCATACTGACCATTTATTGGAATAGTCATAAGTTTTTTATTCAAGTATATTGCTTCTGAGGTTGTTTGGAATCCACTATTTGTAATAACTCCTTGGCAGCTAAGAAAATATGTTAAGAAAATATTCTTATCTACTGGTAGAATTCTGGCGTTTCGGTAGACATGTACTTTTTGAACTTCATTTGAAAAAACATAAAAAGGTACTTTGGAAAAGTGATTAAGAGTTTTCAAATAGCTTAAGACTTTTTTATTTGGTAGGTAAATGACGTAATGATCCTTTTTAGTCGCTGAATTTTTTATAATATCATCTCGTATTATAGGAGTATAGATGAAATCATCATATGTATCGTAAGCTAATCCAAAATATTTTTTACAAGGTGCTAAATTTTTTATTATAAATTCGTCAAGGTATTTTTTATTTTCAGGTCTTGGTAATTTCGGTGATAAAAATGAATACTGATTGGAGATACCATACGAATCCACGGATTGAATCTTACTAGCCCATGCTGTAATTGGTTCAAAATCTGATATTACTTTATCATATTCGTTTAGATTTATCTTTACATCTTTTAGAAATGTCAAGAAATCTGAATTTAGAAATGTTTTCAATTTATTAATTGAACCATCTTTGTTATATCTGAATGAAAATCCTTTTAAATTATATTTAATTTCATGTGGTATATCAATTTGATGAAAAGTTCCGGATACAAGAATATCCACTTCACATCCAAGATTCTTCAATTTGTTTACAATTTTTGAAGAACGACTTAGATGGCCATTACCTGTCCCTTGAATTCCGTATAATATTTTCATAGTTCTTTAGTAAAGCATAATTTTATTTCACCTTCTTCAGTTTCAATTATGTAGCTACAAGTTTCGCAGAAATCGCCAGTGTTGTAGTATCTACCTTCTTCGCAATCTGGTGTGTGTGTATGTCCGATCATTATTGAGTCACAATTGACTTCTTCTAATTTTTCAGAAGATAGTTTTTTATATTCTGAAATAAATTTGATTACATTTTTTACTCTAGTCTTAAGATAGGCTGATAGGCTCCAATAGTTAAGTCCGAATATTCTTCTAATTTTGTTATAGATTTTATTAATCCAAACAGATAGAGAGTATGCTTTATCACCTAGTACATATAGAAATGGATGTAGTCTAATGAAACCATCGAATTGATCGCCGTGTGTAATATAAATTCTTTCACCGTTTAGGCTTTTGTAGATATATTCATCACAAATTAATATATCTCCTAAGTTTACTGGTCCATCTTCTATTAGACCTCTTATATAAAAGTCATGATTTCCTAAAATATACACTACGTTGACACCTTTTCTCGATAATCTAAGGATCTTTTGAATTACGGTTGAGTGATCTTGATTCCAGAAAAATCTTCTTTTAAGTGCGGTTAGATCTATAAAATCTCCTACTATTATTAGGTTTTCAAATTCAAGATTTTTCAAGACCTCTAATAGTTTTTTAGGTTGAGAGTTAGTGCTACCTAAATGTACATCGCTTATAAACAGTGTTCTAACTTTTTGCATACATTATATATTAAACAAATTTATAAAATTTACATATATGAAGAGTTAATTTAATAAAAAATGAACAAGTGTTATATACAATTGTGGGAGCAATCCTCAAATAATGGCAATATGTCGTGTGGATGTAGTATTCATTTTGATTTAGATAGTCATTCTGAATTTATCTCTAATTTATATTCATTGAGGCAAGGTTTAGAAGTGCCACAATACTATGATCGTGTGGTGAGTCCACCTTTTGAGTGTTTTATTTCAGATGATTTGTATCAAAAACTAATTTTGGAAAAAAATATCAGATTGTCTGAAGTTGAGAAGTCAAATTTGGCCAAATTTCAAGATTTAATTACAAAAGTATGAGTAGTATATCAATATTATTTATTTTAACAAGTCTTTATTCAATATTCAACTTTCAACGACTAAAATCGTCTGCATCAAGTAGATTTTATAAAAGTAAATTTCAAGTTTATTTAGACTTAGGATTTTACTCTATTGAATTTTTCTATTTTATTTGGCTTATTTTAGTTGCAATTTTTGAATTTAAATCAACAATCATATTGATTTTATTGACTTTTATATCTTATTTATTTTTGAAATCTAAAAACCAAAGAAATAATTTGATATATCAGGTGATTAAGATAATCGGTCTGGCCTTTGTTTACTTACAAATTAAATTTTTTTAAATGTAATTCTGTTATTACAATAAATTCCCATCCTTTTTTCTGGCAATATTCAATCATTGTTTCCCATTTACTTAGATTTTTTTGAGCCATTTTTAAATCATATTCAAATCTTTTAAGTTTTTTCAAACTTTTTTGGTCAGGTACTTGAAGTTTCTTTTCTTGTAGAAGAAGAGCCATTTGATATTCCTTTTGTGGTTTTACTTCGGCGACAATCTTCTTTGTAGTTCCATCTGAGTTTTGCATTTCATAATAAAAATCAGGATAGTAGTTGTGTGACTTAACTTTAATATCTCCAGATTTGAAGTGTGTTAATTTATATGGTATAGTTACACATTCCGCTCCCCATAGAGTTACTTTTTCGCTTGTATCTAACCAATTCATGATTTTATATTCCCACGAACTTCTGTAGTAAATTCCGCCTATTGAATTTAATTTTAGTACCTTATTTTTGTTTTTAGGTACGAAATTTCCTTGATGATAATTCTTATTCTTTGGTTGGTTATTAATCATATATTATATATAGTTATATGACATCTTTAGAAGAAAGAATTAAGTTAAGCCAATTAGTTCATGGTGAGGATTTAGTAGATTATTTCAGAAACAATTCCGATTACATGATTAGTAAGTATGCTAAAAGTGATCAATTTTGTCAATCAATACCTATTTCTGAGATACAGATTGGATATTTTCATCATTTTCATTATTCTGATAAATCTAATTGGATGAAATATTCTCCGGTATTTGTTTGTGACTTCAAACAGTATGCTAATTATATGATTATTTATGCTTTAAATTTTAATTTTATACCACTAAGATTACGATCAGCTATTTTTGAGAAATTTATAACTGAAAAAGATTTTCAAAATAATAGACCACTTGCTGTGAATTTTCAAGGTTTATATAATGAGCTTAGAAAGTATGGATTTGAATACTCGATTATGGAGTATAATTCTATAAATCTCAAGTTGGTTCATAGGATTAACTTAATTGACTTTGGTGATAAATCTGAAAATATTTTACCGCGTTTTTTATACTCGGCTCATCCATTAAATAAATATGATCCATCAAAATTGTATCAAATATGGAGTACTAAAATTAAAACTCGTGATAAGCGTCACCAAGAAATTACCATGAGTACTTTATCTGAATTTTTAGATGTCAAAAATGAAATTTCCGAAAAGTTTGAGGTGCTAAGAGGTCATATTCAGAGATTGAGAAATAATTTAGACTAATTTTTAAACAGTCCGAACTATTTCGGACTTTTATTTTTTTGACGAGTCATATTTTAATATATACTTTAAAATTTTAAAATTTTTAATGGCAGCAAGTTATAACCCTTTAAATCAAACATCAGGATCACCTTATTTAGCTAGTGGTGTTGAAAACCGCGGACTTTTTAGTCGTATTCTACGAAATTTATCCTCTTGGGGTATGAACTATGATGATATGATAATGAGAAATCAGATTGGTGTTAACATCAATGAAGATCCATATACTATGCAGGGTAATAGTATGTATGATTTTTTCTCAAAACGAGCTGTTGCGTCAGTTCTTAATCGTAAGTCTATTCCTTATTTAGATAGATCATATGCTGATAAGAGGAGAATATTAAGAGAGTATTCGATTAAAGATGAGATTAGAGATTTTGTATCAACAGTATGTGATGAGACAGTTGTATATTCTGATAAGGATTTCTGTAAGCCGAAAAATATTACTAATGATTATTCACAGGATATAAGGGATAAATACCAAGAGTATTTTGAAAAGATTTACAATAGATATGGATTTTCGGACTCCGTAAGTGCTTGGAATTTGATGAAAGACTTTTTGATAGATGGATATATCGCGATGGAAATAGTTTGGGACGATAAAAAGAAAAATATAGTACACTTCAACCGATTAAGACCTGAGACACTTGTTCCAGCATATGAGCCTTCTATTGGGCATCTTTGGATTCAATATCCAGAGGATCCACAACTAAGACGTATATTTTTGGATTCACAACTTGTATTTATATCTTACGCGACTCAGAATGATTATTCTGAAACTTCTTATGTTGAAGGATTGATTAAACCGTATAATCAATTAAAGATACTACAGCAGACTAAAATTATGTTCAATATAATTAATGCTACTGTATATCAAAAGTTTACTATTCCGGTGAAAGGTTTGTCTCGTCAAAAGGCCGAAGAACAAATTGGGCAATTAATTCATGACTATTCTGAAGAAGTTGAGTGGGATGAAACATTAGGGACTCTTACAATAAATGGATCAAAGCATCTTCCGTATAACAAACAAATATGGTTTCCAGAGGGTGATGCTGGTACTCCGAATATGGAACTTGTTTCGCCTCAAGGTCATAATCTAAATGAGGATGATATGTTAAAGTGGTTTTATAATATTTTAAAAAGAGCTTCTAAGATTCCGGTTCAGAGATTTGAAGGTGATAATGGTGGTGGTAATGTTTTTACTGATGCTGCTGAGATGACTCGTGATGAGGCAAAGTTTAGTAATTTCATTGGTAGAATACGAGCTAATTTTAAAGAATTAGTTGTTAAACCTCTCAAACTTCAAATGTTAGTAGAATTTCCGGAATTGAAAGAAGATGAGGTATTTTTAAACCAGATAGATATTGATTTCATCTCAAATCAACTTTTTGAGGAGTGGAAGAAATTAGGTAATATGTCTAAGAAAATTGAAATATTGGGTAGTTATACAGGTATTCAGAAGGCAGATGGTACACCTTATTTCCATATCGACTACTTGATTGATAATGTACTTAGCCTCAGTGCTGAGGAAAAAGAGGAAAATAAGCGTTACTGGGCTAAAGATGCTGCTGGTGCTGGTTCTTCTGAGGCGACACCTACTGAGGGTGCACCAGGTGGAGACACTGGTGGAGATTTCGGAGGTGAGGTTGGCGGAGACACAGGTGCTCAAGCTACGCCAGAGACACCTGAAACTCCTGCTCCTGAGACTGGAGGAGAAGCTGGTGGTGGAGAGACTGGTGCTGACACCGGAGCAGAATTCGAGTTCTAATATATTTATGATTTTGATTTAGTGCAAGCTTGAAATCCTGTTATTTCTTGAATATCACTAAAATTTAGTTTTACCACTCTAAAATCAACGGTGTGTCCTATCTCCAGTAGGTTTAATAATGTTTTTCCACATGGTGTATTCAATATATTGATCTGTAGATTTATTTTAGTGACATAAAGGTTGTGGTCAACTATAAACAACATTGACATGATTGAAAATGCTGAATCTTTGAGTCTAAAATTTATTTCCTCGGTTGGTAATTGTTGTTCTTCTAATCCACAAATGATTGGTGGATTTAGTTCACAAATTTCAAATTGTGATTTTTTTCCAGTTATAGAATTAATTTTAAGTTCTCTGTAGCAACTTCGGAAATCTCGGTATTTCTCTAAAAGTTTTTTGAAGTCGTCAAGTGGTAAAAATTCATCTAGTTTAACTGTAATTTCCATACTATGATTTCTTTTGAGCTATTGTTTGTTTAATTTTTTTAAATATTTTTTTATTTTGAATAGGATATTCACATCCGTGAGATTTTAGAAGTGAATTTTTCCTTTTATTTTCTGAACATTTTCTACAATAATATTCGCCCCACTTGTTATCATATTTAACGTAATTTTTAAAAATTACTTCTTTGTTGATTCCACAACAATCACATTTACATTCAATTTTATAATGTGAACCTTTTGATAATAGTTCAACAGGTATATCTAATTCCAATCCAATTAGTATATCATCGTATCCTAAATTTTCAAAATATTGATAATTAAATTCGTTTATTTTTACTGTTACTTGTCTTGTAATAATCATAAAAAACCGTAAAATTTTTATGTAATATATATTATTTTTTCCTTTTTCATTTTGCTTGAATTTAAAGGATTTATTCGATTCCTATAAAAAATCCACCTTTATTTTTTTGATGTTTTATTACTTCATATATAAACAAAATAAAGGCCTAATTTCATGAAACAAGTTTTAATTGTTGAAAATTCAACAAACTCGTTGTCAATAAAAGAAAACAAAAATGCTGAAAAGTATTTACTTGGTGGTGTCTTTACGGAGTTTGATATCAAAAATCGTAATGAAAGAATTTATACCGCTGAAAGGTTTCTTCCATGTTTGCAAGAGTTAAATGAGAGAATAATAACTATGGGTGTTGTGTATGGTGAATTTGACCATCCGGATGTATTTGATACATCATTGGCGAGAGCATCACACATAGTCACTAAAGCAGATTACATTAAAGAGAGTAATCGTGTTGAGGGTGAGATTAAATTACTCAATACATATTGGGGTAAAGAAGCTAAAGCACTAGTCAATGATGGTTGTCCAGTGTTTGTGTCATCAAGAGCTGCTGGTATAACCGAATCTGATGGAACAGTATCATTGAAAAAATTATTTACTTATGACATCGTAGCTGATCCTGGTTTTGCATCGGCTAAAATGAATGTTAAAGTGCTTAATGAATCACTAAACTATTCAAATAACTCTAACTTTAGGATATATGAGATGTCCGATGAGTCCAAAATAAATGAACTTTTTAATATGAACACTAATGATTTGGTGACAAAAAACCAGCTCACTGAGTATTCACAGTATTTAATTAATGAGTTAGCTTCTACTAAAAAAGAAGTTAAAACTGCAATAAAGAAAGGTAATTTGAATCCTAAGAAATTAGAGCAATTGCTTGAGTACTATGAATCTTTAAATGAGACAAACAATCAGATTGTAAAATATCTTGATTATTTAGCTGAGAAAGTACAAGTGGTAGTTAATGAAAATAATTCATTAAGAGATACTGCTGAAAAATTAATTAAGCATTCTGACTATTTAGCAGAAAATCTTGAAAAAGCAATTAACTATTCAGAATATGTTGCTGAGAATCTTGATAAGAACATTGAGTATTCAGAATATATCGCGGAAAATCTTGATAAGAATATTTCTTATTCAGAATATATCGCAGAAAATCTTGACAAGAATATTTCTTATTCAGAATATTTAGCGGAAAATCTTGATAAGAATATCGCTTATTCAGAATATATCGCGGAAAATCTTGATAAGAATATCGCTTATTCAGAATATATCGCTGAGAATCTTGACAAGAATATTTCTTATTCAGAATATTTGGCTGAGCATCTTGATAATTCAATTGCATACTCAGAATATTTAGCTGAACATGTAGAATGTAATATCGCTTACTCAGAATATATCGCTGAGAATCTTGATGATAATATCGCTTACTCAGAATATGTTGCTGAGAATCTTGACAAGTCAATTTCTTATCAGGGATTAATTGTTGAAAAATTAAATGCTAGTAAATTAAACGAAAGTTACGAAGAAGAAGGTGATAAATTACCAACACTTTCTGCAGCTGGTTTTGATTCATATGACGAAGAGGAAGAAGAGGAAACTCCTGAATCTTGGAATGATGAATCTGAGGCAGATGAAAATGATATTCCAAAAATGGAATCTTATGAATCAGAAGAAACAGAGGGATCTGAGGAAACTGAGAATTATGAAGAGGCTGAAGGCTCAGAAGAAACTGAGATGAATGCTGATGAAACAGATTCATATGAGGAAAAATACGAAGGAAATTCAGATACAGAGTTATCTAAATCTATAAATAAATTGATCGAAGAGGCTAAAAAACGTAAAGCTGCTGAAACATCCGATCTACACTTTTTAAAGTTCTTAAACAAATCACAGGTAGATAGTTTCTATTCTTTAGCAAATGAAGAACAAGAATCTGTAAAACTTTACATAAGCGAAAAAAGTTTCTTTACACAGCAAGATGTGTTGAGATTAATATCTGAGGCTTTGGTTGCAAAGAACGAGACTCTTGAAGAAAGAGTAATCAGATTGATGCCTGAAAACATCAAGCCAATCTGGAACCAATTAAATGAGAATGCTAGAAAATCTGTTCTTTCACAGGCTAGATTGTACCCATCTGAAGTTATGGCAACTGATTCACAAGTTGAACACTTCTGGATGACTAGAAATCTCAAGAAAAATGAATCTGTTACTAAGAAGTTAGTATCTCATGAGAGTTTGATTCAAGAAGACAAAATTAATGAGTCTGAATTGAAATCAATCATGGAAAGATTCAAAAATCTATAATCTACCAAAGTGTAGATAAAAAAAACAAATTTATAAAATGTCACACATTAGAATAGACAAAAATAAAGCAATGAAGAAGTGGTCTCCAGTGTTGGAGAACATGGGTGTGAGCAGTGATAGATTTGAGTGGATGTCAGAAATGGCTGAATATCATTCAATTAATGAAAATGCTTATGCTAATGCAACTGTTGCTGGTATGGGATCTATAACAGCTCCACAACCAAGTGCAACTGTTGGTAACCTAAATTTAGGAAACGTAATTGGTACTAACGGTGTTGGTTCAGGAGATCTTGGTCAGAACCTTCTTCCAGTAGCAATGAAAATCGCAGCTCAAACAATCGGTCTTGACCTTGTTGCTGTTAAACCTACTCCAGGTCCAAAAATTGACTTACTATATATTGACTTCCAGTATGATGACGTTGATATGACAGGTAATTTCGGAAGACCGCAAGTTTTCAAAGTTACTGGTGGTACAGGATTGTCTGCCGCTATTACAGGTTTGACAAACTATGTTATCGCTCAAGGTGATAGATTGACTCAAGGTGGTATTCAGGGTGGTCGTGTATTTGCAACTATTGGTACATCTTCAACTATCTCAAATGGTCCTACTGCTAATCCAACACAATTCTTAAATTCAGAGCCATCATTGGCTACTGGTTTTGCTGGTCAAGTTGAATTCTTAGGTTTCTCACGTGTAGATGGTTTCCCAATGTTCAAGGCTTATAGACAAGCTAACGCAGTTAGTTCATCACAGAACACAGGTTACTCTATGGCACCATATGTTTATGATCAGAAATTGAACACATTCGGACCAACTGCAGCTATCACATCACAAATTTCATTGATTGGTACTTATTCAGTTACCGGAGCATCTATTGATTTGGTTTCTGCTCTTGAAGATCACCTTCCAGGTTTCTCGGCAAATTGGGC